AAACTAATTTTTCTACAATCTTTTCTACTTTTTTACCATTTTCTATCACTACTGTTTTTACTTTTTCTTTTACAAGAACTCCAATATCTGCTGCATAACCAAGACCATCAAATTTTGTCTGATGATTAGATTTTTGTTTATAGCCATCTACTTTAGTTACTTTTATTCCTTTCACTGTTCTGCCTTGCTGATACAATTTATTCTGTTCCTCAGCTGTTCTAACTCCTGCTGTAATCTTAAAGTCCCAAGGGCTTATTAAAATTAACTCTTTTAAAAAATTTACCAGGTTTGGATGTACTCCATTTAGCATTTTTAAACTTGTTTCTGATAATGTATACATTTAAAATCACCTCCTAAAAATGACCTCGTGAGAGTCTTTTTAACAGCATTTAAAAAAGGTAGCTATATAAAACTACCTTTAATTCTTAAATTAGCCTTTAGCAAGTTTAGAATGTATTTCTTTTCTCTTGCTCTCAAATTCAGCTTTTGTCAACTCTTTTGGATTTACTTTTGTCTTAAAGTAATGTTCTGTGTCATATACTGACTGAGTAAATGTTTTTCCATAACTAGCTAATATTAAAGATTTTTCTAAATTTAATTCTAATCCAAAATTATCTTCAAAATACCAAGTGATTGGTTTTTCTTTACCATAAACAGTCTTTTCTGCTAACATAAAAGTTACATTTGAAGCTAATAAGGTTATGTCCTTATCTCTGCATTTCTGTCTATGTTCTTTTCCATCAACTTTGTAATCAAACCCATATTCCAGAGATTTTGCTTTTAAGTCATCTATTAAATTCATATAGTCCTGATATTCTCTTTCATTATCTAACAACCATAAACCCTTTTCTTTATTCCAACTAAGATACTTAGGATTTCCACTTGGTTTAGGTATTACTATTAATTTCTTATCTTTTATGATTTCTCCATCTTCAAGCTGCACATCTATTCCAGCTCTAACTTTTTCTTCCCTTGTCATTTCTCTAAGGGTATCATCTTTATAAATTGGGTATTGATAAGTAACATCTGTGATTATCACATCTGTTGTATATGCAGGAAAATATGATAAAGGTGATTTTAAGACATCTTCCAAGCTTTCTGCGTAAACAGAAAATATCAATTTTTCTTTTTTATAAAAATTTATTGTTTTCATTTAATAGCTCCTTTCAATTTTATATAATTAAGCTTTTAGTCTTAAAAGTACAATATTTGCTTGAGTATTATTATCTAAAGCATGGCTTCTACTAAACTTTATAACATCTTCTGTTGTAATATCTGTAATAGTGGATATAGTAGCTGTTTCTTCATATTTATTATAAAAAAAAGTTGGATTAACAGCTGTATTCACTATACTTATATTATTTTTTAAAATACTTATTGTAGAAGAAACTTTATCTACAGCTGAAATTCTAGCTGTAAAAATAATTAAATAAAGCCCAGATTTCTTGATTTTAACTTCATATTCTTTATTACTTAAAGAAATTTTATCTAAATTTAAATTCCCAGTTATTTTAGAGCCCCATTCATATGTAGCATAAAAACTTAATACATTTTCCAATATCTCCAAAAGTGAGTTATTATCTAAAGGAACAAAGTTAGCTACATTTGCAGAAATATCTTGGTTTTGATTTAAACACTTGTACATCTTTCTAGTATTTCTATCATAGTAAAGGTAATTCACATCTTTAACTCCTGGTTCCTGTATATCCCCACCATACCCAACACATCCAAAAATTCTAGCCAACATCATTCCCTCTAATGCTTTTCCTTCTTCTGTTCCAAATTGTACAATTCCTGCTTTCTCTCTTGTTGCTCCATTTTTAATTTCTGTGACAGCATTATTTAATTTCTCTGTCTCTTTATCTATCAACTCTGCATTGTGATTAAAATTTTCTACATTGTAATACTCATTTCCTTGCGGTTTCATTAGTCTTAGATATTTAGTGTATTCAGCCATTTCTATCTCCTTTCATCATATATACTTTTATGTGTCTTATTCTTTAATTCATCATTTTTATAGTTACTAAGTTCTATGTGTTTATGATACTTACCTACTGCTGCACTATCCTCATATAATCTAGTGTCATAAATTTGTTTATGAGTTTTTAATTTTAAAGAATTATGTAATAAGTAAGCTACTTGATTATGTGTGTTATATCTAAACTCAATATTAAAATTTAGATGTGCTGGCTTATTGATATAAATAAAATTTTTGAAATTATCCAGGTTCTGAGGTATTCCAACAACAGATGTAAATTTTATTGTAAATGAGTAATTTCCATAATCCTCAACAACTTCAATTTCTCCATTTGTGAATATCTTAGCTTGTTCTTTTAAAACATGAGGTGTAAAAATATTTTTTGATAGTAAAGTATAAATAATTCTGTCTTTTCTATCTTGTAAACTCCAACCACTCTTATAATCTAGTTCCATAAATCTTTCATAGTTTGCTACTTGCTGTTCATTAAAAAAAGCTATAAATAATAGCTCTTTGTATTTCTGTATATCATTTTTAGCATATTCACAGATTAAGTCTAATGTTCTGATTAAATCTTCTTGTAAACTATTTCTAGCTACTTTAGAAACTTTCTTAATTAATCTATTGCTCATTTATAATCACTGTCCCAACTATCAATATCTCATCTTCTGCTATTTCTAAGTTAGAATTAGAATTGTTTACTTTTACAAAGTTATCATTTACTCCATCTATTTCTAAAATAGCTTTCTCTAAACGATTGATAGATAAAATTGTTTTATTAGATTTCTCAAAAGTAGTATTTCCAGTTTTTATAACAGCTTTTAAAAGAGATTCAATCTTTTCTTTTACATCAGATATGGAAAAACCTGCTTTTAATATAACCTGTATACTTACATTTATATTTTTAGCAGTAAAACTGTCAACAGTAACATCAGCCCCAACTGGTCTTCCATCATCTTTTTGTATTCTTTCCCTAACTTTCTGTATTAGAGATGAATCAGCCACATCATTATTATAGTTAGCAATTAGTACTTTAACAGTTCCATTTCCATTCCAAAGAGGCTTTATTAATACTTTTCCAACTCCATCAACTTGCTTAGCCCATTGCTCATAATCATAAACATTTCCACTATGAGCAGGTCTTGTAGCTTTTTCCTTAGTTCTTGCAACTAATACAGAATTAGGCTCTTTATCATATCCATTTATAATTTCTTTTTCATTTATAACACTGTAAATATTACTATTTTGAATTTCAAAAGTTGTAATTTCTCCTATTGCAGCATTACCTATTTTTCCTTCAGATAAGCATTCTATTTCTATTTCTGCAACTCCAGTTGTACTCAAGTATTCTTTCTTTAAAGATTTATATTTTATACCATCTCTATTAAGAAATATTGTATTTTCTTCTATGATAGAGTTAGCTTTTCCTGTTACTTTTAAAACACCTTTTGCCTTAGTTCCTGATCTTCTTTTTACTCCAAACATTAGAGCATGTTTATCAATGTATTCATCTTCTGTTGCAGTATCAATAAAAGTTTGTTTTTCCCAAAATTCTAACTCTTTGTAAACTTCTTCAGCTGTTATTCCAAAAGTGGTAGCAATATCAAAATTGAAAGTACCCTCCATTTTTGAAAGTGGGTTTTTAAGATTATCTAAGAAATCATTTCTTAATTCTATTTTATCTTTCATTTACACCTCCATTTCTAGCTCCCCATACACAGTTTTAACATTAAAGGTTATTTGTGGAACATATTCATCTTCATTAGAAATCTCAAAATTATAACATTCTAAAATATATGGATTTACTAATAAAGTATCTCTTATTTGGTTAATCATTAATGCATCTTTTACAGATTTTTGATAGACAGTACCAATATTAGTTTCTAACTCACTTCCATAATTGTCACTGTGCACATCAGTATATCTAAATCTTTCAGTTTTTAACGCCTTAAATATCCATACTTTTAAAGCTTCATTTTTCTCTAAAACTTTAATATCGTTATTTTCATCTTTTATATATTCTCCAGTTTTAAAGTCTATAGCATATTCTTTAAAAATTGGAATTTCTTCAGCTTCAGTTTCTATCTTTTTAAGAAAAATATTAAAATCTTTTTCCACATTACACCCCCTTTATTGCACCACTAGGCATTTTAACTATCTTTGTTACAACTACATAATGCACTCCTAAAACAAGAACTAACACTTCATCCCCTTTTTGAAGTGTATCCTCAAACCAAATATCTTTGTGAGATTTGTAAGTGCCACTGCCCTCATATTTCCCACTTCCAGTTAATTTTGGTATATAATGCCCTGCTGTATCAGATGTAGTATTGTCATAGTCATAGTTAGATACATCTATTTTTATTTCATCAATAACACCATCTATTGTATAATCCCTATGATAATGAGGTAATAGATAATTACTGCAATATATTTGCTCTGTTGGTATAACTTGTCCATCAAATTCAATAGTTAAGTTTGGTGGTGGAGTAACGACAGAAGCCTTTATGATAGATGTTCCTTTTGTGGCTTGACCTATCATATCACCAATTAAAATTCCTAATTCACTCATTTTTTCTTTTTATCCCACCCTTCTGGAAATAATTCATCCAACTTACTTTTCTTCTTACCTTTTTTCTTTTTCTTCTTTTTAACTTTTTCTTTATTCTCAAATTGCACTTTATCCATAACATTTTCAAAAGCTAACTCAATATTACAGAAATATGTTTCTCCTTCAAATATATGAGTATCTGATTTAACTAAGAAACTCCCAATAAGCCCTGTATGAGGCTCTTGTATTCCAATGTTATAACCTGCTTGAATTAATATGTTTCCCAAGCAATATATCCTTGCACTTTTCTCTACGCTTTTTAACATATCCTTAGCATTTGCTATATTATCTACATCTTTTTCATATTGCATAACTTGTTGGAATAGTCCAAATTTCTTTTTATCTTCTGCATTTTCTACTTTATTGAGTATTTGTTGTTTTTCATTTTCTACTTTATAGATAACGATTTGATTTATCAGATTCTCTATGCTTTCTTCATATGAAGAAGTTGAAATGTTGTCAGCACTTGTCAAAAGAACATCTGTATAAGTACCTTGTTCAATTACATCTATTGCTTGTTCATTGCTCACAATAGAATAAATCTTTTTATTTTTTCTATGTTGAATAGTGTAAGCATTCAATATAATTTCATAGCCAGTTCTATCAATAGCTGGATAAGTACAAGTAACCTCATCTTTGGGAATTTTGCCTATTTTTAAATTAAGTTCTCCACAAATTTCTTTTAATATTTCACTTGGCTTTTTTCTAAAAAAGTTCTTAACAAAGTTATTCTTATTCAGATAAATAGAATTGTCATATGCATAAAAACTTTTTAATTCAGTTTCCCCTTTCCTAGAATGTTGAAAAACCTTACCATAAAATAACTTTTCATCTTCATAAGAAAATATAATTTCATCTCCAATATAGGTTATGATATCTCCTAGATACTCAACTTCTAGTTTCCTTGCAGTTCCATGAATTGCTCCACTCCAAATAACCCTAGTAAATATATTTTTATACTCTTTTCCATTTACATATATTTTTAATTTCTCCATATATTTACCTCTCTAATAGTCCTCTTGCTACATCAGATAAGGTCTTGTTTTTCTTTATTTCTACAAGAGTTATTTCTACATCTATATCTCCAGTTCTTTCAGTAACTGAAAAATACAAAGTTTGGATATAGCATTTAAAAAAAATGTTAAATTCTGGGATAATTAAAGTTAGTTTTTCCTTATCATCCTTTAATTTTTTTAAGGTTTCCATAGAGTTAGTAGGAGCAGTAGACAGAACAAAATTAAAAAAAGGAGATTTCATACTTGGTAAAAATGTTGAAAAACTAATTTTTTCAGCTTTTCTATTTCCAATTAATGTTTTCTCTCCTAAATCAATTATTCTTATAACTTGTAAATCCTGCTCACTCTCTATCCTTAAATCCAATGGTGGTACTACAAAGAAAAAAGGAGTATTAGTGTTATCTTTAACCAGGATAAATGTTGGTCTCATAACATCATCTCCTTATTTTGTTATTTGTACAAAATTTCTTAATTCTGCAATTATTTTTTGTTTAGACATCTCAGCAGTTTTCTCTATATCAACTTCATTTTTTATTACAACTCCCCCCATATTAACATTTACTTGAGGAGAAAATGTAACATTTTGAGGAGGTATTTTAATATCATTATTATTTTTTTTGTCTTCTGGAACTTTTATTTTTTCAGAAGGTTTAACTATATAATTTGGATTTTTACTCTCTACTACTATTTTGTTATTTTTTCTTTGCTCTTCAATAGCACTAATTAATTTAGAAGTTAACCTATCATAATTAGGGGTTGCTATTTTTATTATTTCTTTTTTAGGTTCTTCTTTTTTGTTAGAAATATCTTTTACTGGTAGATTTAAAGCTTTATCTTTTACAAATTTATCTTTGTCATTTTTAAGATTAATAATAGGGGAGATAGTAGGGATATTCTCTTTTTTAGATTCAAGAATTTTGTTTCTATCTATCTCTACATTTACTTGGGGGGAAAATGTAGTTGATAACGGGGATACAGGAGCTTTAAGTCCTAATTTGTCACTAACTTTTTCTAAATCTGTCTTTTCTTTATTTTGGCTTATATTTATTGTTCCAAGTGGTCTATTTAAAGAATTAACAGTTTTATTTTTTTGAATTGTTTGCTCTTTTGATAATTCTTCTGGAGTTAATTTAGCAATTCTTCTTCTTTCTTTAAAATCTTCTTCTGTTTCTTTCATCAACTGCTCTATTCCTTTTCCAGAATTTTTATTATTTCTTAGTTTTTCTTTTAACATATTTTGTTTTATATACATTATATTTTCATCAGTATCTGTTTTACTGTTTCTCAAGTCCATTGTTTCTATGTCTTTTTCAGCCTGTGCATTAGCTTCATCCCAAGTATAGCCTTTTGCTTGATACTCTTTTCTTAAGTCCCATTTATTTTTAGTTCTTCCTATTTTCTCTCCTGCCCAATCTCCAACAAATTCACCTACCCTATATGCAGCATAACTTCCTATAACATATTTCCCAGAACCTGGAAAAATATTTTCTGCCATAGCTGCTACTTTTAATGCTGCAAAACCTTTTATAGCTTCTGCTGTAAGAGCAAATATTCTATTAAAATAGGCTTCAACATTTTCTGTGTTAAAAGTACCTTTAGAATTTAACTCAGCCATTTTATCAGTAAATTTATTAATAAAATCAGTTGCTGTTGGAGCTAATCCCTCTCCAATTGACAATTTTAAATCATCAACAGCACTTCTAAATTCAGCTATTTTATTTTTTGTCGTGCCCGACATTTCTTCAGCCATTTTATCAGTTGCTCCATTAGCATTTTTTATAGCATTTTCTGTTTTTTCCATATCCTCTTTAGTAGTTCCTAATAGAATTGAAAAAACTCTCATTCCTTCTGTTCCAGCAATAGTAGCTAAGAAATAGTTTCTTTGTTCTTCTGTCATTCTTGCTAGTACAGGCTTCATTTCATCTACAATTTTTCTTAATCCTTTAAACTTTCCTTTATTGTCATATAATGATATTCCAACTTTTTTCATAGCTTTCTCCATATCAGGAGTAGCTTTTGCAAGTCTTGTATAAATACCCCCTAGTAATCTTCCAGCTTGTCCTCCTTTTATGCTGTTATTTGCTAAAGTTCCCAAAATTATATTTACTTCTTCCATACTTTCAAAACTTCTTGAAGTGGATGCCACATACTTATAAGCTTCCCCTAGCCCTGCTATACTTGTATTTGTATTGTTAGCTGTTGCAGCCATAACATCCATAAAATGGTCTGCATCTTGTAATTTTAATCCAAATGCAGTTAAGTTATCTGTAAGAATATCTGATGTACTAGCTAAATCTTCACCAGAAGCAATAGAAAGTTTTAAAAGTTTTGGTGTCATTTCCAACACTTCATTTGTTTTCATTCCAGCCATAGCTTGATACATTTGTGCTTGCGCCACTTCTTGTGCTGTAAATCTTGTACTTCTTCCGAGTTCTCTTGTTTGAGCCATTAGCATATTTTCTTCTGTTGCTGTTGCTCCCATAATAGCTTTATTTCTTCTAACTTGGTCTTCTAAATCTGCAAAAGCAGTTAAAGAACTACCAGCAATAGCACCTATTCCAGCAAGTCCACCAATAGCAACTGCTCCGAATTTATTAAGTCCACTATTAACTTTTTCCCAGTTCATAGATTGAGCTTTTTGATAAAGTCCTGCAAGTCCTTTCTCCGCTTTGGATATTACAGCTGTAAATTTATCTTTAAGTTCTAATCTAGCACTTAATACATGTTCCAAATTTTCTCACCTCCAATAAAAAAAGAGGAGCTTTTATACTCCTCTTAATGCTATTTTATTTCTGATAATTCTTGTTCCTTATCCATTAAGTCAATCATTGCCTTTAATCCAGCTTTGTCAGCTTTTGTTAAAGTAAAATCATAAACATTTTCTCTGCCTTTTAATCTTATTTTCACATTATCAGAGTTTGCCATAGATCTAACAATTCCTTTGTTTGTATTGTCTAGAAAAACATCATATGTTTCATAAACATATCCATAACCAACATCTGTTTTTTGCTCTAACTTAGGAAAATCTATTGTATATTTCCCTGAATCTGTTATAACAATCATATTATCAAAAAATATCCAATCTTTACCTGTATAACTAACAACTAATCTATAAAACATTGGTTTTGTATAAGTCTTTCCTTGAAAGCCACCATAAACAGAAATATTGTTCTCTACTCTTTTGTTAGTTACCCAAGTCACATCTTGAAATTCATCATATTTTTGAGAAAGATTATTTAGAATACTAAAGATTTCTTTTTTTACTTCCATTCTTTTTTCTTCTATTATTTTTTCTTTTT